ACAGTAGGTTCACTTATCTCAACCAAACCCACAGCATTAGCACGCAGCATAGCACGATTTTGCTCAATAAAGAGACCACGACGAAGAAATGAAAAGTAACGTTCAGCATTTGGCCCGTAAAAAGAGCAGAGGACAGTATCAATCTCGTGTTCTTGTAACGCGTCAAGCCCGAGTCCACCATCAGCCTCAGGAAAGTGGCCCACATAAGCTTCGAAATCAGTCTCAATACTGGTGACACCAAACGCTACCCAGTTTGTATTTAAGGGAGGCAGTACAGGGGGTTCGGGTTGCCACCGGGGACGACAGAGGGTAGGATCAAGTCCTGACACACCACTAACTAGATCGTGTAGAAAATCAGCCCAATCGTCATCCGCGAGAGGCTGCGGGGTGGTCTCAGGACCTAAAAACCCCGCAGTTGTACTATCGGGAACCCAGGCCATGGTTTAGTTAATAAACCGAGACCGAACCGAGGGGAATCTATCCCCAACCCTGGGTCCAACCCTAGCAGAAAACTGGGGCGAACTCAGGTTTCGCCAAATCTCCGGTGTGGTAACTGCGGGTGCCTGTGCGGCATCCTCAAGCAAAGCCTCACTAATCTGCTTGGCAACTTCAGCATGTAGTTCGACCAGTCTATGCAACTGGGCCTTTGCCGGATCTTCCTTTGCAGGTGTAGTACGGCGCGTAGGAGCCCGGTGCTCGCTACTACCTTCAGCAGCGGGCTTTTCAGTCTCTTCTTCACCTATTTCACCCTTATAGTACTCAGCCAACTTTGCGTGATAGTCCATATTACGCGTTAGACGAGTACGGGTCCCTAGATCCATAGGCATTACAACCTCCTATTGTTGACGATGCGGTGTTGACGGCGGAGGTTCTTTCTCTTCCGCAATCTCTACTTCCGCCCGATACCAAAACTCCTCATCCCGGCCTGTGGGACAACCGGCTTCTTCCCAGAGCTTTTCGGCACGCTCCCGAACCTGCTTTTCACGATCTGTCATTCTAACCTCAAGGGGTATTGGTAAACGTCTTCTGAATAACATAGGTAATTGAATTGATAAAAGCACCTTCGTCAACCAAGGGGGTAACATCGGAACCTACCAATGTCAGTATGCCTTCCTTCATAACTACTCTACCCGCAGCACGACGTGCAGCAGCAATTCTGGATTCACCCGGTAGTGGACGACCTGCCCTACGGTTTTGATGTCGTCTCCATCTTGCCGCAATAGTCTCTGGTTTTAGGGGTGGTGGGATTTTTGAGCGGATATGTCGCTTTATTCCAGCAACCGCTGCTTCTCCCGCAAAGCGCAGGTAACTATCAATCTCGTGTGATTGTGGACCTGTCGACCCAAGCGTTAGAGCCGCTTGTAACGCTTGCATTAGGTAGGGACCCCATTGTGCTTGAGACTTTATCATCCCAGGCTTTAACCAAGGACGGGGAGGCATACCTGTTGCGGGAGAGCCAAATTCAAAAACATATCCAAGCATCGCATTACCAACTGGACCATCCGAACGTGCATTATTTTCCTGTGGAATACCAACCATAACACTCTTGCCAGTTATCTCGGCAATTTGCTGGTTTAGTTGTTTAAAGTGATCTTCTTCAACCTTTATTTCAAATTCCATCGACTGTCTCTAAAAAAGGGTGGGAGGTGTGGTGAGACGGTATTTAGGCACACCTCCCAGTTTTCTGGGGAGTATCCAAGACTTGACGAATTAGATCTCCTCTTTAGTTGATAAGCTCAGGTTCTGCGACTCATACGGTGGGGTCTAGTCCTACGCCCCTGTTCTTGTTGTTCGTGTGAGCCGCCTGCTATTCCCCCGATGGCGTCACGATTGGACTGTCGTGACCTGCACCAGGAACAATCGCCACACCCCACCCATTTGTGGGTGTCCAGTAGGCAACAACGTCCCACTTGTCCAGCACTTCCGGTGGTGCATCAGGGGGAATAACAATCGGATGCGTAGGCCGAGGTGGCCAGATCGTGGTCGGCGGTGGAATAACGATCGGATGTTCCGGCTTGGCATCCGGTGGCCAAACACCGATATCCGGAGGGATCACGATGGGATGCGAAGGTCCGGGTTGCGGTCCCGGCAAACCGATATCAACATATTCCGGAGGCCGACCACCCCAAATACCCAATGGGGGCTGTGGGGGAGGTGGGATAACGATTGGATGCTCGGGATGAACATCCGCAATAAACTCCGGGGGGATCACGATCGGATGTGAAGGAAACGGTGGCAACCCTTGATCGGGATACGGCTGATCACCCGGTCCACCGATATCAATATATTCCGGTGGTACACCACCCCAGGTACCTGGTGGCGAACCACCAGGAGCAATGGGATGCTCCGCGGTAGGACCACCCGGCATTGGACCGCCTCCAACACCAAGGCCGGTCCGATACATCCGGCCCCGAATAGTAACAGGAACTCCTGCCATACTTTAGTCTCCATACTTGGGTTTTGACACGTCGGCTTCTACGTGTCGGGATTTAGGCCCACTTACCCTATACTACCGCGAAGCCACGATAGTATCCCACCCACACCACCGCGCGTCAACGAGACCACGCAGTGGTGTAACTCTATTTGATATCGTAGTCCCTACCAATCTGGTTTTGTGGTAGGGCAGCCGTATTACTTGAATACACGCGGATATAGTCCACATCTAATGACTGTGGAAAGGCTGATTCGTCGATACCATAGCGACCCGCCCAATTACCACCAATCGCTAGATTGCACAGGATATGTGCGGGAGGTGCGGGGGAACCATCATTCCATACCCAGTCATAGGTACCTGCAACAATCGGGCTGCGGTCACAATAAATGGTAAAGTTTGGCCGTTTGTAATGCAAGCCAAACAAGTGGTAATCATCAGCAAAGTCAAAGGGTGCATACCAGACGGTAAAGTCTGTATTGAAACCTTCAACCCACTCGGTAAGGTTGTATTTTTGCGGGTTGTTATTCCAGTCATTAACCTGACACCGAGCACCCAGCATCATAGTGGTATCATCACTACCGTTATTAACGATCTCCATGATGTCAATCTCGGGGGGCCACATTGCCGTGTTAACATCATCCGGCCGCCGGGCATCGGAGCTTAGCCAAAATGCAGGCCAGACCCCTTTTCCCCGAGGCACCTTAGCCCGGCACTCAAAGTAATAGTCTTCGCCGGACGCCAGATCAAATAACAGCTTTGACCGGAGTACACCACTAGGCCAAAAATCACCATTATGTGGAAGACTGGTAAGCGATAGACCATTGTTGCTGAATACCTGATTTCCCTCTTCCCGATACCGCTCCCACTCATCATTCAGGTAATCAAGTGTACCTGGTCCATCAGGTCCTGTGTAGATATATCGGGTCCACCATTGGTTCTGGTCTAGACGACCAGCACGAAAGGTATCTTCAAACACCACACCGGGATCCGGCTCGGGGTCTGGGCCCGGATCAGGACCAGGATCAGGACCAGGATCCGGTGGTTCGGGGTTTGGGTCCGGTGGTGCTGTCTGTGGAGCAAAGTTACCCCACCCCCATTCTGGTAGGTAACCCCAACCCCCTTCAGCAGGTGGAGCTACACTACCTGGAATATCCGAAGTAGCAAAGGTAGAAGTACGGGGACGCATAAGACTGCGGATAGAAGCATTGGGCTTGGGTTGAAAAGGTACACTCTTTGCCGACCTTGCTGTCGGCGCGGACTTAGGTGGTGTCTCCTTCTGATAGGGAGGTGGTACTTCACCTCGTTGGGGCCGAGTTGGTCCTGGCCCTGGTGATTGTGCTTGTCCAGGTGGCTGTGGACGTTGTGACTCTGGTGACTGGGGTGGACGTTGTGACTGTGCCATTGTGAAACTCCTATGCGTTACCCATTGGGGAAGGCATTATTGAAGGATCAGGTTGCGACATGGAAGTACATATAGCAGAGGTAAAACCCCTACCATAACCTGAGTAATCCTCGAGTGCAACAACTACAAACATTGAACCATGCCACAGGATTTGATCAGGTAGTGTAGTGCTACCTACCTCATCAATTGCCGGTCCTTGTAACCTAAACTGTGGAGAAGTAACCCGAATAGACTTTTGCATCAATTCTTGTTCGGGTACTCTTTCCAGATCATTTGGTGTCGCAGCAACTACAACGGCACCAACTGTACGAGCCGTTTCTACCAATTGGACGCGACCTTTGCTGTTTATTTGCTGGACACGACGAACAACAACAATTGTATCCATAAACGAAGGATCAAAGGCATCATTAACGTCTAGTGTTGGCATAACTACCTCACACGTGGTGTACTAGTAGAAATTATGATGCGAATAGAGGACAAAGAAACAATACTACGAAGAGGAGTACTGCTAGAACCAATTGTACGAATAAGATTATCAGTATTGAGCCGTTGTAGATACTCATTCCGGACAATTTCTGCCTTTTGTGATTGGTCCATTGTCAGCACCTAGGTAGAAAGGATGCGAACATCGATATTGGTGGTGCCCGGTGGAGGTTTTAGTGAAGGCACCGTTACCATATGCACTAACATTTCCCGCGCATCATCCGCGTTAAATGTCACAACCAGCAAAGGAGCATCATTTGCGTCTTTGTATGTCACTTCCCAAATCACTATTCACCTCTCAGTAGTAGGCTCAGATGGGGGTTTGGGTAGTCACCCCAGGGGAGGAGTATATTCAACCCCCATCCTCACCTTCCGGTTGCCTGTGCCCCCATTGCACTGGCAACTAGAACCTAACTTCAGGAAGCAAAGGTTCAGCATAACAGCGACAATTTTTTGCTAGGATCTTGCTCTTACCTGCTGCATAATAACCTGTATCCGTTTCCATGGTGTAGACATGGCCAGAAAAATTGCGGAACGACTTATCCAACACGCAGCAGAGCTGGTAAGCAATGGGTCTACTATCAAAGATGCTGCTAAACTCATCTCGTGTCATCCCGACGAGCTCAGTATCAAGTTGAGAGCCCTCGGTATCAATACCAGTGTTGGTAAACGTTTGGGTGGATTGTATAGCAGAAAGGAATTGCCTGAATCTAGTATCTGCTCCGACTATACCAGTGGAATAGGTACTACCACCTTGGCTAAACGGCATCAATGTTCTATGGGAACCATAAGCAATGTCCTCCGTAGAAATGGAATCATTACTAGGACAGTGCTTGAGGCTAACCAATTCGTCGCGGCTAACAAGACCGCAGAGCAACACAGGAATGGTATTCAGTCGGCTAGGCAGAGTAGATTCAAACGAATGACTTTGGCGGCTTATGATAGAACTATCCCAAATCCTGCTATTGGCTTTGGTGAACGAGAATTGGGTGATATCCTGGAAGAAGCCGGCCTTCAAATAGCCAGACAATACTGGATTGAAGGTTATATGATCGACATCGTTTTTGACAATATCGCCATAGAAGTTACCGCCGGCAAAAACTTTCCGGCTACTGCAGAACGGCCAGAGAGATTCAAAAAGATTAATGAAGCTGGGTTTAGTATTATCTATGCTGTCATCCCCAATCTCCCAAGCCTGTTTGCCAATGCAGATAACTTTGTCACCTTTATTCAAAAGGCCAGCCGGAACCCATCCCGAGATAGTTCGTATTGGATGGTTAGGTGTAACCTCTATGACCGAGGAACCAATTATGAGTGTAACGAGTGGACCATCGTAGAATGCTCGATAAAGTCCTCGACAACCAAATCTTAAATCTATAACAGTTTCTTCTGTAAAGCAGTTTGGGAATGCACCGGGATGATGTCGTTCACCACTTGCCTCAGCAACCGGGGGATCATCCCACCTGTGAAAAGTGCCTTCTAATCTTTGGTGTTCAGGTCTAACATCAATATCCATAACTGTACGCCAGATATAACCTTCAATCCCTAAAGTTTGTGATCGTGCCTGGACTATCGCGGATTGTGCTTTTGCCGTTTCAGTACGAGCGATTAGGGTGGCACGACTAACAGTAACACCAGTAGTATTTCTAATCATGTCAACTAAATCAGCATAACGCCTACCACCTGTCGCATAATCCATTGTTAGTTCTTGAACACGTTGTGCAGCATCTAATGG